CGCTTGTCACCCGCAGATTTTTTCTAGGCTAAAAAGGCCATAAAGGGAACTTTGGAACCAAATGCTAGAAGAAAATTCTACTACGCGGCCCTGGCCTGCGGACAGGTTAATTAAATGGCCGATTGAGCGGCTGGTTCCGTATGCCCGCAATGCGCGAACCCATAGCGACGAGCAGGTTGCACAGGTTGCGGCCTCGATCCGGGAGTGGGGTTGGACGAACCCGGTTCTGGTATCGGAGGATGGCGGGATCATTGCCGGTCATTGCCGGGTGCTGGCGGGCAGGCAGCTCGGTCTGGCCGAGGTTCCGGTGATGCTGGCGACCGGCTGGAGCGAGGCGCAGAAGCGGGCCTATGTGCTGGCCGACAACCAGTTGACGCTCAACGCCGGCTGGAACCCGGAACTGTTACGGCTCGAGTTGGGCGACCTCAAGGAACTGGACTTCGACCTCGGGCTGCTCGGGTTTGGCGATGCGGAACTGGCGGCGCTGACGGCCAATCCGGGGCTGACCGATCCTGACGAGGTGCCCGAGCCGCCGGCCGTTCCGATCTGCCAGCGCGGCGAGGTCTGGCAACTCGGCCGGCATCGGCTGATGTGCGGCGATGCGACCAATGCCGAGGACGTTGCCAGGGCGTTGGGCGGCATCGAGCCGCACCTGATGGTGACCGATCCACCGTATGGGGTGGACTACGATCCCGATTGGCGCAACCGAGCCGATCGCGCAAACGGAAAGCCCTATGGCGCTCGCGCCATAGGGCAAGTCACGAACGATGATCAATCGGATTGGTCGGCGGCTTACAAACTTTCTCCCGGCGAGGTCGCCTATGTGTGGGTCCCGGCGGGACCCCCACAATTTGAATTCTGGCGCACGCTCAGCGCCAGTGGTTTTGATATCCGTATGCAAATCATTTGGGCCAAGCAGCAATTTCCCATCGGTCGGGGCCATTATCACGTTCAGCACGAGGGGTGTCTTTATGCCGTTCGGCACGGCAAAACCGGACATTGGCAGGGTGATCGAACGCAATCGACTCTCTGGCAAATCCCGAAGCCACAGAAATCCGAGACTGGCCATTCCACCCAGAAGCCAGTCGAGTGCATGAAGCGGCCGATCGAGAACAACAGCTCGCCCGGCCAGGCGGTGTACGACCCGTTCGTGGGTTCGGGCACGACGATCATCGCCGCCGAAATGACCGGCCGCGCGTGCCATGCGCTGGAGATCGATCCGACCTATTGCGATGTGACGATCGAGCGCTGGGAGAATTTCACGGGGGAGAAGGCGAGGCGAAATGGCTGAACGAGGCAGACCTCCGCATGAGCCGACCGAAAAGGATCGCAAGGTCGTCGAGTCGATGGCCAGCTATGGCATCCCGGAGAAGGACATTGCGCGGGTGATTGGCATTGCGGTCGACACGCTGGAAAAATGGTATCGGTACGAACTGGACACTGCGCACGTCAAGGCCAACTCGATGGTGGCGCAGAGCCTGTTCCAGAAGGCGATGGGCACCGGCAACGGAGCGGTCGCGGCTTGCATCTTCTGGCTCAAGTGCCGGGCACGCTGGGTTGAGCCGAAGCCGTGGGACGAGGCGCCGGTGGGCCGCAAGGAACAGTTGCAGCAGGCCGCGGCGACAGCCGGTGGGGCGTCCACCGAATGGGCGGATGACCTAGAGGTCGAAACGCGGCCACAGTGATGCTTGAGTTCCTTCCCCCTCCCACCCCTAGCCCCGTCCCTGAAAACGCACCAGCGGCCTTCCTAGAGGCTCCTAGGGGCATTGTAGACGGCGTCGAGGCCTGGGATACGAGCTGCCTGGATTGGGAGGCGCGGCTTCTGGACGGCAGGAGCCTGGTGCCGGACCTGCCGCTGTACGAGGCCGAGGCGGCCCGTGCGTTGCGAGTGTTCAAGCGGCTGCGGCTCCCTGACGTGATCGGGACGCCGACGCTGGGCGAGGCCTGTGGCCCGTGGTTTCTGCCTATCGTGAGTGCCCTATTCGGAAGCTTGGACCCGACAACCAATATCCGTCGGATTTCAGAGGTGTTCCAGCTAATCCCTAAAGGAAACTCTAAAAGCTCAAACGGCGGTGCGGTGATGCTGACGGCGCTTATCGTCAACCGCCGGCCCGAGGCTGAGTTTCTATTCGTGGCGCCGACCATGGAAGTGGCCTCGATCGCCTACAAGCAGGCCAAGGGGACGATCCGGCTCGATAGCGAACTGCAGAAGATTTTTCACGTTCAGGATCACATCCGCAAGATCACGCATCGTCGTTCGGGCGCCACCCTGCAAATCAAAGCCGCGGATACTGATGTGATCACTGGGAGCAAGGCAACCGGGACGATGATCGATGAGACCCACGTATTCGCCAAGAAGGCCTCGGCCGCCGATGTGTTCATCGAGCTTCGCGGCGCGCTGACGAAACGCAGCGACGGTTTCCTCTTCCAGACGACCACCCAATCCAAGGCACCGCCGAGCGGTGTGTTTGCCTCCGAATTGGAAATGGCGCGCAGCGTCCGCGACGGCAAAATTGCGATGCCGCTACTTCCCGTTTTGTATGAACTGCCGGACAGGTTGGCGCGCGACGGCGGCTGGAGGCAAAGGCAATACTGGCCGATCGTCAATCCGAATTTAGGCAGGAGCACCAACGCCGACTTTTTGGCGCGCGAGGTGCTGCGGGCCGACGCCGACGGCCCGGCGGCGGTGGCGCTGATTGCATCGCAGCATTTCAACGTCCAAGTCGGGATGTCGCTTCGTGCGGATGGTTGGGCCGGTGCACATTACTGGTCCCGCGGGGTCGAGGAAGGGCTGACGCTGGATGCTGTGCTTGCTCGTTCGGAAGCATGCGTGGTCGGGATTGATGGTGGCGGCCTGGATGATCTTCTCGGCATCGCCGTGTTAGGTCGCGAGAAGGGGACCAAGGCGCATCTCTGCTGGACCCACGCGCTCATTTCGCCCGAGGGATTAGAGCGGCGCAAAGCTAATACCGGGGTTTACGAAAGGTTTCAGGCTGACGGCGACTTAACCATCGTCGAGGAATTGCCCGATGACATTTCGTTTGTCACGGAAATCGTGGAAAAAATTAAAGGCACGAAAAAACTTGCCGGCGTCGGCGAGGACGCGATCGGGATCGGCGGCATCGTCGATGCCCTCGCGAAAATCGGCGTCACGCAAGAAGCCAAGCTTCTCGCGGGCGTCCGGCAAGGCATCGCGCTGATGGGCGCCATCAAGACGGTCGAGCGCAAGCTGGTGGATGGTTCGTTCAAGCACGGCGGCCAGGCGCTGATGACGTGGTGCGCCGGCAATGCGCGCATCGTGCCCACACCGACCGGGATGCGGATTGCGCGGGATGATTCAGGCTACGGCAAGATCGATCCGCTGATGGCGCTGTTCAATGCGAGTGCATTGATGGCGACGAACCCGATGGCGCAGAAGCGGCCCGAGGTGCGGTTGTTTTTTGCCTGAGAGAATGCCGTTGCGAGGCGTCATCATGGGGGACAATTAGCCTCGCAACGATCAGGCCTGCAGCCTATCGGGGCGGCTGTGGCTGATTGGGTGGCTTGCCCGGATTCGGGTTTTGCGGATTCGGTTTGTTCGGGTCGTTCGGATCGTTCGGGTCGCCCATCGCGTCACCTCGGTGTTGCCCCGCCTGCCGCAGGACAACATCGCAGCGGCTAGCAAAGTTCCTAAGAGGCCTCCAATGAACAGGGCTTATTCGCTTCTCACCGTGAAAACGGTGGACGACGACGCGCGGGTCATCACCGGCATGGCGTCGACGCCGTCACCGGATCGATTGCAGGACGTGGTTGAGCCGATGGGCGCGCAGTTCAAGCTGCCGTTGCCGTTTCTGTGGCAGCACGACTCGAGCCAACCGATCGGCCACGTCACCCACGCCAAGGTCGGCAAGTCCGGCATCGAGATTGTCGCCAAGATCGCCAAGGGCGTGACGGCAGAGATCGATCGCGCCTGGGCACTGATCAAGGCCGGCCTCGTTCCCGGTCTTTCGATCGGGTTCAAACCGATCGAGCATGAGGTCATCCCCGCGACCAAAGGCATGCGCTTCCTCAAGTGGCAATTTTTGGAGCTGAGTGCGGTGACCATTCCGGCCAATGCCGAATGCACCATCGCCACCGTGAAGTCGATCGACACTGCGCAGCGGGCCGCGTCAGGCCAACGAACGTTGCACCGCGTCGTTCATCTCAACCCACCCGGCGTCTCGGGATCATCTCAACCGAAGCCCCAGGAGGGCGCCATGAAAACCTATGCCGAGCAGATCACTGCTCTTGAGAACAAGCGAGCCGCGACATTTGCGGCGCAGGAGACCGTTGCCCAGAAGGGCCTCGATGAAGAGCGCACCATGGACGACTCGGAAAACGAGGAGTTCGACAACCACCAGGCGACAATCGAAGCAATCGACAAGCAGCTCGTTCGCCTGCGTCAGCTCGAGCAGAATCTTGCGCGGTCGGCCAAGGCGGTGAAAGTCGAACGGGCCGATGACGGTGCGGCGTCGCGCGGCGGATCGATCATCGTCAGGGCACAGCCAAGGCTTGAGCCCGGTATTGAACTAGCGCGGCAACTGAAAGTCAAAATCATGTCGCGGCTGACAAGCGAGCGCGCGGCAGATGTTGCGGCTATGATGTATGGCAGCGATAGCGAAGTTACGGCGTTTTACAAGACTGCCGTCCCGGCCGGCACGACCATCACGGCCAACTGGGCGGCCAATCTCGTCGGCGCTGAAACAGGAGGCGCGGCGGTCGCGGCGTTTTTGGAATATCTGCGACCGAGAACAATCCTAGGACGCTTCGGCACTGGTGGGGTGCCGGCACTGCGTTCCATACCGTTCCACGTTCCGATCGTCACACAAACCGGCGCCGGTGCTGGGTACTGGGTTGCGGAGGCGGCCGCAAAACCGCTCACGTCGTTTAGTTTTACACGAACGACGCTGTCGCCCCTTAAGGTCGCATCCATCTGCGTGCTGAGTATGGAAAACATAAGGTACAGCAGTCCGAGTTCAGATGCACTCGTTCGCGATCAACTGGTGGCGGCATTGAGCGCACGAATCGACACCGACTTCATCAACCCGTCGAAGACGGCGTCAGCGGGAGTATCGCCCGCCTCGATCACCAACGGTGCCTCGGCGATTGTCTCGTCCGGCGACGATGCCGACGACATCCGGCTGGATATTCGCTCACTGCTCGCCAAGTTCAATGCTGCGAATAATCCGGTCACAAGCGGCGTGTTCATCATGACATCAGCCACTGCTCAGGCATTGGCAATGGCGGTCAATCCGCTTGGTCAACAAGAATTTCCAACCATGAGCGCGACCGGCGGAACGGTTTACGGCATCCCGGTGATCGCAAGTGATTATGTTCCTTCGGCGATCGTCGTGTTGGTCAATGCCTCCGACATCTTCCTTGGTGACGATGGCGGCTTCCAGGTCGATACCAGTGGGGAGGCATCTCTGGAAATGTCGGATGCTCCAGCGCATAACGCGAGCACACCAACCGGCGCGTCGTTAGTCTCGATGTTCCAGACCAACAGCGTCGCCGTGAGAGCTGAGCGGGTGCTGAACTGGATGCGCGGAAGATCAACTTCGGTTGCGTATCTCACCAGCGCCGATTGGGGCGGCCCGGTCCACACCGCCTAAACTTGCAGAACCCGGTCGCGCCAAGGGAGCGGGTGGGCCTCCTCCGCTCGCTCCCGACTTTCGGAGCAGCAACCATGAAACTGCGCAAACTGATCACCACCAAGCCGCACAAGTACGGCACACGGCACATGGTCGCCGGTGATGAATACGAGGTGCCCGCCAGACATGCAATTGCACTGGTCGCGGGCAAGAAGGCGCGCTTTGCCGACGACAACAAGCCGGTGCGCGCCGCAAAGGTCGAGCAACAACTCGTGTCCGACTCCGACGATAGTATTGTCGGCCCCGCGCATGGGGTCGGAGCCATGACGAGCGATATGGCTATTGATCGCCTGCGGCTGGAAGCGACGCAGCTCGGCATTGATATCGACGGCCGCTGGGGCGTGGCCCGACTGCAGCATGAGATCGCGCAGGCAAAACGCTGATGCGAATTTTCGGCCTGCCGGTCCCGTTCACCGGCGAGAAGCAGAAGGCACTCAACTCGCTGCCGATGGATCGCGGCGGCTGGTATCCGCTGATCCGCGAGCCGTTCAGCGGCGCCTGGCAACGCAACATGGAGATCGATGTCGACACCGCGTCGTCGTTTCACGCCGACTTCGCCTGCAAGACGCTGATCGCGCGCGACATCGCCAAACTGCGCGTCAAGCTGGTCGAGAAGGATAAGAACGATATTTGGTCGGAGACGACCAGCCCGGCATTTAGCCCGGTGCTGCGGCGGCCGAATGATTATCAAACCCGGAACCAGTTCTGGGAATGCTGGGTTCTCTCCAAGCTGTCGCGCGGCAATACCTATGTCCTGAAAGTGCGCGACGACAGAAACGTTGTTACCGCATTGCATATCCTCGATCCTACCCGCGTGCAGCCATTGGTGTCCGACGACGGTGCCGTGTTCTATCGCCTCTCCAGCGACAATCTCGCCGGCATCGAGGACATCGTCGTGCCCGCGCGCGAGATCATCCACGACCGGTTCAATTGCTTGTTTCATCCGCTGGTTGGCACGCCGCCGGTGTTTGCCAGCGGGCTCGCCTCGATGGTCGCGATCAACGGGCAGAAGGCATCAGCGCTGCTGTTCGAGAATGCCTCGGTCCCCGGCGGCATTCTGACGTTGCCCGGCGAGATCAACCAGGAAGAGGAACAACGGTTCAAGGAACAATGGGAATTGCGGTTCTCGCGATCGAATCTCGGTCGTGTCGCGGTCATGACCGGCGGTGTCAAATACGAAAAAATGACGATGACCAACACCGAAGTCCAGATGATCGAGAACTTGAAATGGTCGGCCGAGGTGGTCTGCAGCGTCTATCATGTGCCGCCGTATAAGGTCGGCGTCGGCGC